AAATTTAATGTTCTACCTACTTCTTGCCATACAGCACCATTGTATCTAAATACCAATATATCTGTCTTACCATCTGTACTTGTGAATGTTGGTGCAGTTGATGCTGCAAATTCGAAAATGGTGTTAAAAGCAATAGTGTGTGAACCATTATAATTAATTTCTAAAGCAATAAAAGCACCCTCAACATTATTAGTTGGTGCAGAGAAAGTTGTGTTTTCTGTTGTTACATGAACTGCGTTTGGTTTTGCAGAAGCGTCCCAAGCCACAGCATTTGATGAAGATGTTAATGCTTGTTGTCCAACATTAGCAGAACCACTAAAAGTAACAACACCAGAAGATGAAATTGCAATTGAATCTGCGTCAGAAGCAGAACCTATATTAGCACCATCTGCTATTACAAGACCAGCACCTGAAGTTACTTTATCACTAAATACAGCTTGACCATTATTAGCCATGTGAAATGTTAAAGCAATTACTTGTGATCCACCATCATTACCTTTTATTTCTAATCTTTTATCTGAAACATCAGATTTAATAGAAAAAGTTGAAGCAGTTTTAAAGAAACTTCCTATTTGTGTTCCAGCATCTTTAATAGCAACTGTTCCATTATTATCAGCATCAAGAATAATATCTGCTTCTGAATCAAGAGTTATATTACCAGAAGAAGCAGAATCTATCTCTGCAATAACTGGTGTAGTTAAAGTTTTATTAGTTAGTGTTTGTGTTCCAGTAAGTGTAGCAACTGTTGAATCAATCGCTATTGTTCCAGAAGATGTAATTGCTCCACCAGATAAACCAGTACCAGCAGTTATAGAAGTTACTGTTCCAACATTTTGTGGGGTAATTGTTGTATAAGTAATGCTTGTAGTATCTAGTGTTGCATCAGTGTCTGTTGTACATAAAAATATTTTATTATCATTTGCAGTTCCTTGATTAACTACGACCATACCACCAGATAATTCTGCAATAGTATCATGCTCTGGATCTCTTGATGCTGCACCAGCACCAGAACCTACTGCAAGGTATAAACCATTTTCAGAAGCTGTACTTTGATCTTTAACTAAAACTCTATCTCCAGAAACTAAGGTTACACCATCAATAGAATCACCAGCTTCTAAACCATTTGATAAATTAACATTTGCTGTTGTTGCACACTCTGCAATAATTCTAGTTCTTAATCCAGCAACTGCATTATCAACATAAGTTGTTGCAGCTTTGGCATCTATTTGTGTTTGAGCATTAGATGATAAAGTATTAATATATTGAAATTCTGCACTTGTAACTGTTCCATCTGCAATTTTAGTAGCATCTATAGCTGCACTTGCATTTATATCTGCATTAACAATTGCACCATCTGTAATTTTAGCAGAAGTAATTTGTGAGTCTGCTATCTTTGCAGTTGTAACTTGGCTATCAGCTATGTGAGCTGTGTCTATACTACCATCAACATAATGTTCTGAATTTATTGAATCATCAGCTATTTTTGATCCATTAACTGAATCTGCTGCCATTTTAGCAAGTGTAACATTACCATCTGTAATTTTTGCTGTTGTTATTTGTGCGTCAGCAATATGAGCTGTGTCTATTGAACCATCTACATAATGCTCAGAATTTATACTGTCGTCTGCAATCTTAGTTCCATTTACAGAGTCTGATGCTAGTTTAGCTTGAGTAACATTTCCATCAGTAATCTTAGCTGTTGTAATTGCATTAGACGCAAGTTTAGCTGAAGTTACTGCACTATCTACAATATTAGTTGTTCCTATAATTTCTGTAGGAATAGATGAATTAGTTTTTGATAGTGCTGATATATAAACATTAGAAATTGTTTCACTAGATAATGAACCACTATCCCATGTAACATTAACTGTAGTGTTTGTTGAAAAAGATGAAGAACTAATTGTTCCAAAAATTGTACCAGGTGTTGCTGCTGTTAATTTAATTCTTCTTCCAGCATGATAAACAGAAGTTACATCTGCACCATTGATTGTAAAAGAACTTGAAGATGCGTAAGCTGCTGTGTAAGCACCTGATCCATCACCATATTCGATCCATTGTGCATCATTGAACCAATCTCTAGTATTTTTCATTAATGCCCTAATAGCATTGTTAAGATTACTAGGTAACATACCCTCATCAACATCAATAGTGTTAAGTGATGTGTTACTTGCTTGAGTTGTTGAGTAGTCTTTAATGTTTGTTGTCATGTTGCTCCTAATTCATAAACCAACTAAAAGCCTTGTCGCTTTCAGTATTGTTTTTGTTAATTAATGTATTTACTGCTTCTTCTACTTGTCTTTGAAAAAATTCCTGTGTTTCAATTGAATATCTAATATTATCTATATCTATTTTATCTGACATTATCTTGATCCACCTTGACTAGCTGTTAAATCAATTCCTTGTGCATTATTCCAAATACTTTCTGCTGGTATTTTTACATTTGCTCTAAAATATCTACCACTTTGTCTTACTGGTGCAATTCCTGTAGCATTTATAGTGCTTGAACTAGATGAGGTAACTGCGTCTGATAACTTATCTCTAGTTTTTATAATTACATTTGAACTTGCATCTACAATTGGTCTAACACCAGTTACATTTGCTCTAAGACCTGGAAACAATTCTGTTTCTTTAGTTTCAAGTTCTGCTTCTAAAGTAGTACCAGAAAATATAGCTGCTTTAAAATTTTCATCAACAGCACCTAAATATAATTGTCCTGTTGTCCAGTATGGAGTATCTAATGAAATATTAATTTCATCTAAGTTTTCAGATATAATATCCATTAACTCAACTGTGTTTGCTACTACGAATTGTTTAAAGATTTGTGATGCTTTAACTTTAGCAATTGACCACTTTTGAGTTACATAATTATAAATTAATAATTTATCACAAATACCAGTTGTGTTAGCATTGTCTTTACTTGGATATAACCAAATAGCCAAAGTATTAAATGGATCTACAGCAGCAGTAATTCTATCTGAATATGCTTTGTTTAAATCGCCATCAAAAAATCTATTTACTTTCTCAGCTCCTATCGGTAAAATTTGGTCGCCATTAATTTGAAAAAATCCATCTGATGCGTAAAAGAAAACTTGTCTATTGTCTTGGCAAACTGTTTGTCCATAAACAGCACCTCTATTAGGTGATAAAACTGAAAATCTAAATATTACATTCCCACCCACAAAGTCCATACGAATAATTTGATCTTCTCTAAATACATAGCCAACCTCACCAGAAGTTATAGCCACAACTTGACCACCTGAACCTGGCAAGTCTTGAGTATCTGATGAACTAACACCAGCTTCCCAAGTTGCTATATCATTGATTCCTGACCAAGCTACTCTGTTTTTTGCACCTACAATATTTCCTGTTACTAAGAAATCCCTAACAACACCTGAAGTTTTAAAAGTTGGTGGAGTTCCACTTGATGCAATAGTTGATAAATTATTAAAAACTGTTGAAGTACCCATTAAATAATATTGTGGTACATCAACTCCATTACTAGCAATTACATATTGTCCAAATTGTGTAAAGGTAACATAATCTATATCTGATCCAGTTAAAGGTGTTCCACCATAAAAATCTGTAGTTGTTAATCTTGTAGTGTCAGATGAAACATTGGTTAAATTTTCATTACCAATAGTTGCTCTGGTAACAGTAACAACTGCATTTGAAACTGTTGCTGTAAAATCAGCATGACCATTAATAGTATTTTTTAAATTTGTAGCAGTTGTATCGTTATTTGTTTGTACTTGAAATTCGTTAGTAGATGGTGAGCTAGTAGCTGATGTAAATACAACAGTTGAGCCATCATTTTTTTTTAAGGTAATAGTTTTTGAAGCACCTATATTTGCATAATCAGAAACTGTAATTGTGCATGATGCTTTAGCTGTTGCTAATAAAACATTTCTTGCACCAATCTCACTAAAAGTACCAGATGTTAATTTATAAATAGTTTCTTTTGTTGCAACAAAGGTAAATACTGTATTTGTATTATCTCTAAAACTACCAGCACCTTTTGCATTTTTTGTTACATTAGATGTACCACTATAAGCAACTAAACCTTTTACTGGTTTATAACTTGATTGTGCATGATAAACATTAGTTGCAACAGTAGCACCAGGATTTAAATGATCCGGTTGATCTGGAAGCCATTCGCCAAAAGGTAATTGCATAATTTAATATCTTGTTGTTTTGTAATTATTTGAGAAAGCACCTCTTACAGTATCTTCACCTCTTTGTACTAAAGGTGATCCACTAAATTGATCTTCTCTGTCGTTTTGTTCTAATCTTTCCATAGCTGTGCCATACATTTGTTGCCATGTTTGAACTTGTTGTGGATTGATACCACCTAAAAAATTAGCAGCATGAAACAATGAGCCATATAAATATATAGCTGGGTGACTTGCTAAAATATAATTTGTTGCAACTGATGATGATAGAGCATCAAAAGTTTTATAATAATTTAAATAACCAGTATATTCAGCATCTGGTTTTGGAGAAAATCTAAAAGTATCTCCTAATATTGTATAAACAGATGGCAAACCAGTATTTGATGTGCCTTGCATTTGATCCATTTGTGATGGTGTTGCATATCTTAATGGACATTTTGTAGATCCACTTAAAATATAAAAATCTCTTACTTGTAAAAATCCTGTTGGCAGAGCTTCTGTTTCAGCATTAATAGTAATAGTCGTTTGAGCTACCATACTTCTAACTCTTAATTTTGAGTTAAAATCTGCTTCTGCTAATTTAATAAAGTCATCAGCTATCTCAGTTGTTAAATCTGATCTGTTTAACCAATTAGCAAGTGATGCTTTTAATTCTGTATAAGTTGTTAGTGCCATTAAAATCTTCCTGGTGCAGTTCTAAAAAGTCTATAATCAGAACTATTTAATTTTTCTTTTAAAATTTTTGTTTGAACATCTTTAGGCAAAGCAAACCAATTACCTTTATTCATATCGCCATTATATTCTTTAGCCCAAATCTCTAAGATAATAGATGGAATAGATGCTACTCTTTTTAAACCTTTATCAGGTGAGTAACCATCATTCTGTGTGTATAGCTTTTTATTGTTTTCTAATATTGGTTTAACATCAACTGATCTTTGTTGGATAACACCTTTATCTTCGTTATCATGAAAAGTTTCAGTTGTTACACCATCATTATCTACTCTAAGTTTTACCATTATCTACCTTGACCTTTATATCTAGTAAGTTTCTTTTGTCTTTTTTCACCTTTTGACAAAGATTTTTTATGTTTGCCTAACTTAGGTGGTTTATCTCTTGGAACAAAATGAACAAACTTTTGTCTAGCCATTATGCACTTAGTTCAGTGACATATAACTCACCATCTGATCCACCAATTCTTAATACAGCTATTTTTTCACCTGGAGAAACTTTTATAGTTTCAACTTCGTTAGCTGGTAATAAAGATGTACTTGTTGTTGCTGTTGGAGAACCAGCTACATGAATATGACAAGCAATTGTGCTTACCACTCTTATGTATTCTGTTCCAGCAGTAAATGCTGATGATGCAGATGAAGAACTTCCTGATGTTAATTTCAGTACAGTTCCATGTCTTAATCCATAATTAAAACTCATAATTTATTTACCTTTTCTTTTTTGATTTTGATTTTTTCTTTTTACCTTTTTTCTTAGGTGGTCTTCCTCTTTTAGAACCATAAGTTCCCATTCCCATTGGCATAATTTATTTCCTTTTTAAGTTGTTTGGTATTTGTGGGAGAAATATCGCTAGACAGGATCTCCCACAAATTTTGTATTATCTTCTAATAACGTAAGTAATTTCCATTTTAGAAGCATTTGTAGAACCGCCATTAGTAATAACTTCGATAACTGAACCCTCATTTACATCATTTAAAGATGTAGGCTCAACTTCGTATTGCTTTCCAGCAGAACTTGTTGCTACATGACTAATCGCAGCAGAAGTACAAGCAACATCATCTATTTCAAAAGTAATAGCTGCTGTTCCTGTAGTTGT